CCCTTCCGACCGCTTCGGCGGTCTTAAGGTGGTAGGAGGGTGAACCCTTCAGAAAGGATGAATCGCATATGAAAGAAAAATACTACCTTGCATACGGCAGTAACCTGTCGATTGCCCAGATGGTGCAGAGATGCCCCTACGCAGTGTATGTGGGCAAGGCAACCATCCCGGACTACCAGCTTCTGTTCAAAGGAAGCCAGTCCGGCAGCTACCTTACGGTAGAAAAGAAGGAAGGCTCCAGAGTTCCCGTGCTGGTCTGGAAGATCACCGAATACGATGAAGCCAGACTCGACCGCTACGAGGGGTATCCGACCTTCTACTACAAGGACACCATGAATGTGGAAGTGTTCTCCCTGCTGGGCGATGTGAGCCTCGGTCGGGTGGATGCCACCATCTACATCATGCACGAAGAACGGAAACTGGGAATGCCGTCCCTGCACTATTACGAGGTCTGCCTGGACGGATACGCCCACTTCGGCTTTGACCCCAGCTTCCTGGAAAACGCACTCACGGACAGCGTGGGCAAGCGTTACGCCTCCAAGCTGCTCAAGGAGGTGGGTCTGAATGAGTAACGGATTCCCAGACCGTAAGACGGTGGAACGGCTCCGAAGGGAGTACCCAGCCGGAACCAGAGTGAGGCTTCTTGCGATGGACGATGCCCAGGCACCGCCCAAAGGAACGCTGGGGACAGTCACTGCGGTGGACGATGCCGGACACATCATGATGTCCTGGGATGGCGGTGGCAGCTTAAGCCTCATCCTTGGCGTGGACAGATTTGAGAAAGTTCCCACCATGAGCGATAAGGTGCGTGACCAGATACTGGCTGTCAGAGCCACGGGTCGCACCAATATGTTCGACACCAATGCGGTGCAGGTCATTGCCGATGAGATGCATTTCTACGATTTGGTGGTGTTCATCGAAGAACACAAAGATAAATACGCCCACTTCATTTTGACGGGCGAACAGTAATAACGATACGAGGGCAGCTCCGATTCTGGGGCTGTTTTCTCTTTACCGAGGCTCCGAAAGGGGTCTTTTTTGATGCCATTTTTGCGAAAGGAGGTGGGCTGGATGGCACAGCGAGGAAGAAAACCGAAACCTACGGCACTGAAAGAACTGGAAGGAAATCCGGGTGGCAGACCCTTAAACCATAACGAGCCGAAGCCTGCCAAGAAGGCTCCACGTTGTCCGGCTTGGCTGGAGGATGAAGCCAAAAAGGAATGGAAGCGTATGGGCAAGGTTCTGGAACAGCTGGGTCTGCTGACCGAAATGGATATGGCTGCCTTTGCCGGATACTGCCAAGCATACGCCCGTTGGAAGGAAGCCGAAGAATTTATTACCCAGCACGGTACGATGGTGCGTACCCCCAATGGATATTTACAGCAAGTCCCGCAGGTTTCCATTGCCCAGACGAATCTGAAAATCATGCTGAAGTTCTGTGAGCAGTTCGGTCTGACTCCTTCGGCACGAAGTAGGATCGTGGGCGGTGAGGGTGCTGTTGACCCTACCGATGAGATGGAGGCTCTGCTGGGAGGTGAGGAATAATGTCCTACGAATACACACCTTGCAGGTTTATGCTCCCTACTTCCCACTACGACAAAGCTAAAGCTGACCGTGCCGTAAAGTTCATCCAGAACTTAAAGCACACCAAGGGCAAGTGGGATGGTAAGAAGTTCATGCTGCTCCCCTGGCAGGAGCAGATCGTGAGGGACATCTTCGGTATCGTCCGGGCGGACGGCAAGCGGCAGTTCCTCACAGCTTATGTTGAAATCCCCAAGAAACAGGGCAAGTCAGAACTGGCGGCAGCCATCGCCCTGTATCTTTTATATGCTGATGGCGAGGCCAGCGCCGAAGTGTACGGTGCAGCCTGTGACCGTAATCAGGCATCCATCGTTTTCGATGTTGCCAAGCAGATGGTCATGAAAAGCCCAGCCCTTATGAAGCGGTCGAAGATTGCGGCGGCGACCAAGCGTATCGTCAACTACAGCAATGCCGGATTCTACCAGGTGCTTTCTGCCGAGACTGGCACCAAGCATGGTCTGAATGTGTCTGGGCTGGTCTTTGACGAGATCCACGCCCAGCCGAACCGTAAGTTGTACGATGTCCTTACCAAAGGCTCTGGTGATGCCCGTGAACAGCCTCTGTTCTTTATCATCACTACAGCCGGAACGGATAAGCAGTCCATCTGCTATGAACTGCACACAAAGGCTCTGGACATCATGAATGGCAGGAAGAACGACAGCACGTTCTATCCTGTGGTCTATGGTCTGGAGGAAGGAGATGACTGGAACGATGAAGCTAACTGGTATAAAGCGAACCCGTCCCTCGGCCATACCATTGCCATTGAGCGTGTGCGTGAAGCATATAAAAATGCCCTGGAGAATCCTGCCGAAGAGAACGTGTTCAAACAGCTTCGTTTGAATATGTGGACGAACTCCACGGTGGTCTGGATTCCAGAGCATATCTACGATAAGGGCAACAGCCCCATTGATATTGATTCCCTTGCAGGTCGTGATTGTTACGCAGGGCTGGACTTAGCCAGCACTTCGGACATCACGGCTTTTGTTTTGGTCTTTCCCCCACGCTCGGAAGATGAGAAGTACATCGTGCTTCCGTTCTTCTGGCTGCCGGAAGATACGCTGGAACTGCGGTGTCGCCGTGACCATGTGCTGTATGACGTCTGGGAACGCCAGGGGTATATCCACACCACAGAAGGAAATGTTATCCACTACGGTTTTATAGAACGGTTCATTGAGGACTTGGGTAAGAAATACCACATCAAAGAAATCGCCTATGACCGTTGGAATGCAACCCAGATGGTACAGAACCTGGAGGATGAGGGCTTCACGATGGTCCCGTTCGGACAGGGCTTTAAGGATATGTCTCCTCCGTCCAAGGAACTGTACAAGCTGCTGATGGAAGGAAGCATCATCCACGGTGGCAACCCTGTGCTGAAGTGGATGGCGCAGAACGTGGTCATGCGTACAGACCCTGCAGGAAATATCAAGCCGGATAAGGAACGCTCCGTGGAGAAGATTGACGGCATCGTGGCGCTCATCATGGGGCTTGACCGTTGCATCCGAAACGGTGGTGAGACCACCAGCATCTACGATGAGCGCGACATGATCATTTTCTAAAACTGAAAGTTAGGAGGTACAGCCTATGAATATCCCCATTTTATCCAAGTTTATCAAAGCGAGAGATAAGCCCAAAGACCTCTACTCTGGTAATGACTTCACATTCCTGTTCGGTCAGACTACCAGCGGTAAGCGTGTGAATGAGTTTACAGCCATGCAGACCACGGCGGTATATGCCTGTGTCCGTATTCTGTCAGAAGCCATCGCATCGCTGCCGCTTCACATCTACCAGTACAAGGACGGTGGTGGCAAGGAGCGTGTGTTTACGCACCCTCTGTATCACATCCTGCACGATGAGCCGAACACGGAGATGACCTCGTTTGTATTCCGGGAAACACTGATGAGCCATCTGCTTATCTGGGGCAATGCATACGCCCAGATCATCCGTGATGGTGCTGGCAGGGTCGTTGCACTCTACCCCCTGCTCCCGAACAAGATGGAGGTCTGGCGTGACCAGTCCGGCGAACTCTATTACACCTACACTCGCTATACGGAAGAAAATCCGAACTTCAAGAACTTAGGCACGGTGACCCTCCGCAAAGAGGATGTCCTGCATATCCCAGGTCTGGGCTTTGACGGTCTGGTGGGCTATTCGCCCATTGGCATGGCAAAGAACGCTGTGGGCATGACACTGGCTTGCGAGGAATACGGTGCCTCTTTCTTTGCCCACGGTGCTGCACCGGGCGGTGTTCTGGAGCATCCGGGAGTCTTAAAAGACCCAGCAAAAATCCGTGAAAGCTGGCAGTCGGTGTATGGCGGTTCCAGGAATGCCGGAAAGGTAGCTGTGCTGGAAGAAGGCATGAAATACCAGCAGATCGGTATTCCCCCGGAAGAGGCACAGTTCCTGGAAACGAGAAAATTCCAGATTAACGAAATCGCTCGCCTTTACCGCATCCCGCCTCACATGGTCGGCGATCTGGAAAAATCCAGCTTCTCCAACATTGAGCAGCAGTCTTTGGAATTTGTGAAGTACACGCTGGACCCGTGGGTCATCCGCTGGGAGCAGGCACTCATGCGTTCCTTGCTGTTGCCGGAGGAAAAGAAGAAATACTTCATCAAGCTGAATGTGGACGGTCTGCTCCGTGGTGACTACCAGAGCCGTATGAACGGTTACGCCACTGCAAGGCAGAACGGCTGGATGAGTGCAAACGACATTCGTGAGATGGAAGATCTGAACCCCATCCCCGAAGATGAAGGCGGCAATCTGTATCTGGTCAATGGCAACATGATCCGTCTGACCGATACCGCAGTCGCAGCTCCTACAGGCGACACAGGTTCAGACAATAACCCCAACAAAAACACACAAGGAGGTTCCCATGAAAAGAAAATTCTGGAACTGGGTGAGGAACGAAGGTGAGCCTGCCGTGCTGGTCTTGAACGGAGAAATCTCCGATGAGACCTGGTTCGGCGATGAGGTGACCCCGAAGCTGTTCAGGGCTGACCTGGACAAGTGTCAGGGTGACATTTCCGTCTGGATCAACAGCCCCGGCGGGGACGTCTTCGCTGCCGCCCAAATCTACAATATGCTGATGGACTATCCTCACAACGTGACGGTCAAGATTGACGGTCTGGCGGCTTCCGCTGCCTCTGTCATTGCGATGGCTGGTACAGAGGTGCAGATGTCCCCAGTAGCCATGATGATGATTCACAATCCCATGACCGTTGCCATCGGCGACTCCGCAGAGATGCAGAAAGCCTCTGCCATGCTGGATGAGGTGAAGGAATCCATCATGAACGCCTATGAAATCAAGACGGGTCTTTCCCGTGCAAAGATTTCTCACCTTATGGATGCCGAGTCCTGGTTCAATGCAAAAAAGGCAGTGGAACTGGGCTTTGCAGATAAGATCCTCTTTTCTGATAACAGCGAGGAAGCAGGAGAGGAAAAGTCTCTGGAGGCAGTGATGTTCTCCAGAAAGGCAGTCACCAATTCTCTGCTTTCCAAGCTGATGCCGGAAAAGAAGAACGGTACCCCTATCGAACAACTGGAAAAAAGACTGAGCCTGCTGGCTCACTGATTAAGGAGGAATATCACTATGAATAAGATTCTGGAACTGCGCGAGAAGCGTGCAAAGGCTTGGGAAGCCGCAAAGAATTTCCTGGACAGCAAGCGTGGCACTGACGGTCTGCTTTCTGCCGAGGATACCGCAACCTATGACAAGATGGAGGCCGATGTGGTGGCTCTGGGTAAGGAGATTGAGCGTCTGGAGCGTCAGGCGAACATCGATGCCGAACTGGCTCGTCCTACCAGCAACCCCATCACCAACCAGCCTGGTGCTGGCCGTGGCGAAGAGCCTAAGACCGGCCGTGCCTCCGATGCATACCGTGTGGATATGCTCAAGGCTCTGCGTACCAACTTCCGTCAGATCAGCAATGTTCTGTCCGAGGGCATCGATACCGATGGTGGCTATCTGGTACCCGAAGAGTACGACCGCCGTCTGATCGAGGGTCTGGAGGAAGAGAACATCTTCCGTAAGCTGGGCACCACCATCACTACCAGCGGTGAGCGTAAAATCAACATCGCTGGCAGCAAGCCCGCGGCTGCTTGGATTGACGAGGGCGAGGAACTCACCTTTGGTGATGCTAAGTTCGCCCAGATCAATCTGGATGCCCACAAACTCCATGTCGCTGTTAAGGTGACTGAGGAACTGCTCTACGACAATGCCTTCCAGCTGGAGAAGTACATTCTTCGCCAGTTCTCTAAGGCACTGGGCAATGCCGAAGAGGATGCCTTCCTCAATGGTGACGGTGTTGGCAAGCCTCTGGGTATCTTCGCTGAAACTGGTGGTGCTGAAGTTGGTGTGACTGCCGCTTCCGCAACCGCAATCACCGCTGATGAGATCATCAACCTGGTGTACAGCCTCAAGCGTCCTTACCGTAAGAATGCTAAGTTCATCATGAACGACCAGACCATCTCTCTGCTCCGCAAGCTGAAGGATGGCAACCAGGCATACCTCTGGCAGCCTTCCGTGCAGGCTGGTGAGCCTGACCGTCTGTTCGGCTACGAGGTTCTGACCTCTCCTTATGTGCCTACTGTCGAGGCTGGTAAGCCTGTCATCGCCTTCGGTGATTTCAGCTACTACAACATCGGCGACCGTGGCACTCGTTCCTTTGCGGAACTGAAGGAACTGTTCGCTGGTAACGGTATGGTCGGCTTCGTTGCCAAGGAGCGTGTTGATGGCAAGCTGGTTCTGCCTGAAGCCATCAAGGTTCTGAAGATGAAGTCTGCGTAATGAAAGGAGGCGGCGGTGATGGAGGAACTGCTCGTTAAAGTGAAGCAAAATCTGATTCTCGACCATGCGGTGGATGATGCTCTGCTGAAAGGCTACATCACCGCCGCTATTTCTTATGCCGAGAGTTACCAGCACATCCCGGCTGGCACCTATACGGAAAATGCCATGCCTCCGACCACAGAACAGGCAGTCATCATGCTTTCGTCCCATTTTTATGAATCCAGGGACGGCAGCACGGGCGGCTTCTTTGCGGATAGTGTCCAGGCTGGAAAGCAGGTGTGGGAAACCGTGAACCTGCTTCTCCGCCTCGACCGGGAATGGAAGGTGTGAGTATGAGTTATGGAATGATGAACGGTTTTGCGGATATCATCGAAACCAGGCATATCAAGGACAGCGAGGGCTTTTCTACCACGGTGGATGAAGTCCTCGCTTCTGTCCGTGTTTACAGGGAGGGTCGCCACGGCTCCCAGCGATGGGCAAACCTCGCTGCATTTTCTGAGGCGACCGACCTTTTCCGTTTCCGCTGTATCCCTGGGCTGACGATCACCACTGACCACATTTTGGTGTGCGATGGCGGTCGCTATGACATTACCTCTGTGGAGGATGTCAAAGGCCGTGGGATGTATGTGGAGGTGCTGGCGAAAAGGAGCGTGGCGACCAATGGCAAAAGTTGATGTGAAGATGCCGGAGGACTTCCTGTTGAAGTTTTCCAGGCTGCAATCCAATACGGATGCCGTTGCGGAAAAAGTGCTGGAAGCTGGTGGCGAGGTGGTTCTGGCGAAAGTCAGCAGCAACCTGTCCGCTGTCGTTGGCAGTGGTACGAAGCACCCGTCTGAATCCACGGGTGAATTGGAAGCCTCTCTGGGTGTGACCCCGGTAAAGGTGGACAAACAGGGCAACCACAACATCAAGATTGGCTTTGCAGAGCCTCGTTCCGATGGCAAGAGCAACGCCATGATTGCCAACATTCTGGAGTATGGAAAGCACGGCCAGCCAGCAAAGCCCTTTTTGAAACCAGCAAAGTCTGCATCCAAGTCGGCGTGTATCGCTGCGATGCAGCAGAAATTTGATGAGGAGGTTAGCAAACTGTGAGTGTACTTTCTGACATTCAATCGGCACTGACCCCTCTTGGTATTCCGCTGGAAACTGGTGTGTTCAAAGACAAGGCCCCGGAGCGGTATATCGTGGTGGTGCCGATTGTGGACACATTCGCCCTCCATGCTGACAACGCACCAGCGTTTGATGTGCAGGAGGCACGAATTTCACTATACGCCCAGGGCAATTACATGAAGGATAAGAACACCATCGTGAAAACGCTCCTGGCTCATGATTTTACGATAACCGACCGCAGATATGTCGGTTATGAAACTGAAAACGGCTATCACCACTATGCGGTGGATGTAGCCAAACACTATGAAATGGAGGAATAACCTATGGCTACTATCGGTCTTGATAAACTGTATTACGCCAAGATTACCGAGGGTGAGGACGGCAGTGAAACCTACGGCTCCCCGGTACAGCTGGCAAAGGCTATGAGTGCCGAACTCTCCGTGGAACTGGCAGAAGCTACGCTCTACGCAGATGATGGTGCTGCCGAAATCGTCAAGGAGTTCAAAAGCGGTACGCTGTCCCTTGGCGTGGATGATATCGGTGCGACTGCCGCTTCCGATCTGACGGGTGCGACCATTGATGAAAATGGCGTTGTGGTATCCACCAGCGAGGACGGCGGTGATCCCGTGGCTGTTGGCTTCCGTGCGAAGAAGTCCAACGGCAAGTACAAGTATTACTGGCTCTATCGTGTCAAGTTCGGCATTCCTGCTACGAACCTTGCCACCAAGGGCGACAGCATCACTTTCTCTACCCCTACCATTGAGGGCACCATTCTTCGCCGAAATAAGGTGGACAGTAAGGGTAAGCATCCCTGGAAGGCAGAGGTCACTGAGGGTGATGCTGCTGTAACCGCTGAAACCATTACCAACTGGTACAAGCAGGTATATGAACCTTCTTATGCCAGTGCGGCAGCTGAATAAGGAGGACTGACCTATGAATACGGAACGATCTGCAAATATCAATATCGGCGGCGATGAGTATACGCTGCTTCTGACCACCAAGGCCACTAAGGACATCGCCGGCCGTTACGGCGGTCTGGAGAACCTGGGCGACAAGCTGATGAAGTCCGAGAATTTTGAGATGGCAATCGGCGAGATCGTCTGGCTCATCACGCTTCTGGCGAACCAGTCCATTCTGGTTCATAACCTCAAGCATAAGGATGAACCCAAGGAACTGCTTACTGAGGAGATGGTGGAACTCTTGACCACTCCTGTGGATCTGGCAGATTACAAGGTGGCAATCACCGAGGCTCTTTACAAGGGCACCAAGCGCAATGTAGAAAGCGAGTCTGACTCAAAAAACGCACAGGTCGGGTAAGTGACGAGGAGTTATTTACCCGGCTTTTATATTACGGCATCGCCCACCTCCATCTGACCCAGGATGAGGTGTGGTTGATGCCGTTTGGCTTATTACTCGACCTATGGGAATGCCACAAGCAGTACAACGGACTGGCAAAACCCAAACGGGAGATGTTCATCGATGACATTATCCCAGAAGGCATCTGATGAAGGAGGTGGTTTAGATGGCAGATGATTTTGGTCTGAGAATTGGCCTTGAGGGCGAGAAAGAGTTCAAAAAGGCCCTCTCTGAAATCAACCAGTCCTTCAAAGTCCTCGGTTCTGAGATGAAGGTGGTACAGTCCCAGTTTGATAAAAACGATAATTCTGTGGAAGCCCTTACCGCCAGAAACCAGGTGCTGAATAAGGAGATTGAAGCCCAGAAGCAGAAGATTGAAACGCTCCGCGCAGCCCTGTCCAATGCTGCGGAGTCCTTCGGCGAAAATGACCGCCGTACTCAGCAGTGGCAGATCCAGCTGAACAATGCCACGGCCACCCTTAACGACATGGAGAGGGAACTCGACCGTAACAATGCGGCTCTGGATGATGCCGAGCGTGAGATGGACGATGTGGCTGACAGTGCAGATGACATGGGCGAGGAAATTGACGATGCCGCCGATTCTGCGGATAAGTCCAAAGGCAAGTTTGAGTCCCTGGGCAGTGTCCTAAAGGGCATCGGTGCGGCGATGGGTGCGGTAGCAGTAGCTGCTGGTGCGGCGGCTGTATCTCTGGGCAAGGAAGTCATCGCCGCCTATGCCGACTATGAACAGCTGGTTGGCGGTGTGGATACGCTCTTCAAAGAGTCCTCCCAGGAACTTCAGACCTATGCTGCCAATGCTTACAAGACCGCTGGTATGTCTGCAAACGACTACATGGAAACGGTCACTTCCTTTTCTGCATCGCTGATCCAGTCTCTGGGCGGTGATACGGAAAAGGCAGTCAAGTATGCGGATATGGCGATTACGGATATGTCCGATAACGCCAATAAGATGGGTACGGACATGAGCCTTATCCAGAATGCATACCAGGGCTTTGCCAAGCAGAACTACACCATGCTGGATAACCTGAAACTGGGCTATGGCGGTACGAAAACCGAAATGGAACGACTGCTGGCTGATGCCCAGGCGATTTCCGGCATTGAATACAACATTGACTCCTATGCCGATGTGGTGGAAGCCATCCATGTCATCCAGGAGAGTATGGGCATTGCCGGAGCGACCGCAGCAGAAGCAGAAGGTACGATTTCCGGCTCTATCAATGCCATGCAGGCAGCACTCCAGAATATGCTGGTGGGCTTTGGTGATGCAGATGCCGATATGGAACTGCTCTGCCAGAACATGGTGGATGCGCTCCAGAATGTCATCAAGAACATTACCCCTGTTATCGATAACATGGTGAAAGTCCTGCCTACGGTAACGGGTGCGCTTCTGGATGCCTTTTCCGACCTGCTCCCGACTCTGCTCCAGACGGTGACGGACTTGTTTGCCCAGCTTCTGAATACCATCCTCACTTTGCTTCCCCAGCTGATTCCGGCTGTGGTGGAAGCCGTGATGACCATCGTCCAGGCACTTATCGACAATCTGCCCCTTCTGGTAGATGCCGCCGTGCAGCTGGTGGTCGCATTGGTGGAAGGTATCGGAATGGCTCTGCCCCAGCTTATCCCTGCGGCAGTCCAGGCGATTATCACCATCGTGGAAGGTCTGATTGCCAATCTGCCGCTTATCCTTGATGCAGCACTTCAGCTGATTATGGGTCTGGCACAGGGGCTTTTGGATGCTATCCCTGTGCTGATAGAGGCTCTGCCGTCTATTATCCTTGCTATTGTGGATTTTATCATCGGTGCAATTCCGCAGATCATTGATGCTGGTATCCAGCTTCTGACCTCTCTGGTAGCTGCTTTGCCGGAAATCATCACAGCAATCGTGGCGGCGATACCGCAGATTATTGAGGGTATCATCACAGCGGTGCTGGACAGCATCCCCCAGCTGGTACAGGCAGGTATTGACCTTCTGGTAGCACTTATCCAGGCGTTGCCGGAAATCATCACCACCATTGTGGCGGCAATCCCGGAAATCATCGGCTCTATCGTCAACGCCCTTATAAACAGCATCCCCCAGATCGTCCAGGCTGGTGTTCAGCTGCTCGTTTCTCTGATTAAGAACCTGCCGACCATCATCGTGGAAATCGTAAAGGCTGTACCGCAGATTCTTGCGGGGCTGGTTTCTGCTTTTGGCAAGGGTGTATCGCAGCTTGCCGATGTTGGTGCGAACCTTGTCCGTGGCTTGTGGCAGGGTATTCAGTCCCTGGCTTCCTGGCTCTGGAACAAGGTATCCGGC